GAGATGAAATACATGACTGCTAAGGAAGAAGATATACTTACCAATCAAAACTACATTCAGAAAGGTGTAGTCATTGATAAATTACTACAGTCCCTTATCGTAACTGACTTTAATTATAATGATATACTAATAGGGGATAAAAATGCCGTAATGGTAGCAGCAAGAATTTTATCTTACGGTAAAGACTACGAGATTCAATATAAAGGAGAAGATATTACTGTAGATCTTACTGAAATTAAAGAAAAAGAAGTAGATTTAGAAAGTTTAGAACAAGGTAATAACGAATTTACCTTTTCTTTACCTAAGAGTGGGAATGAAGTAACTTTTAAATTATTGACCCACGGTGATGATAAGAATATTGATAGAGAAGTAGAAGGACTAAAGAAAATCAATAGAGATTCTAGTGCTGGTATGTCAACAAGACTAAAACATCTTATCACCTCAGTTAATGGAGATAGAGAGACTGCCACTATTAGACAGTTTGTCGATAACGGTCTATTAGCTCAAGATGCTAGAGCATTAAGAGAAGAGTATTCTAGAATACAACCAGATGTAGAATTTAATGTGTACCACGTGGACGAAAATGGTGTTGGGGAGGACATCGACGTCCCGGTCACTATCAACTTTTTTTGGCCTGACGCCTAAGGCAGCCGCTGAATATAGAAGCGGTTTATTTCGGCAAATACACGAGATAGTGTTTCATGGTAATGGCGGCTATGATTGGCACACTATTTATAATATGCCGATATGGTTAAGAAGATTAACCTTTAAGTATATTAATTCCTATCACGAGGAGTTAAATGATAAGAACAAAGAAGGAAATTCTCAAACTCCAAAATCAATTCCGAAAGGACCGAATATATCACCGTCCTATAGCACAAAGGCTTCTAAATAATAGAGGCCTTTGCTATTTATAAAAAAGAATACTATATACAAATGGCAATCGGCGACGAACAAGGTAGTTCACGGAGACAGCAGGAATTAAAAGCTATGAGAGAAGAGGCTAAAAAGTCTCAAGAAGCGATTAATTTCTTAAACCAGTCTATTAAAGAAACCCAAGCACAATTAGCTGCAGTTGGGGGTAAAGACTTTATGGCGGTTGCAAATACTAATGTCGATAGCTTATCTAAATGACTTGCCTCAGTTACTGTCGAAACTTTAAAAAGTTCTAAGGCGAGAAAAACGTTTGAAAACGATTTAGTAAAAGCCCAAGAACAAGAAGCAGCTAACCAAGCAGTATTAAATAACCTTAAAAGAGAACAAGAAAAACTCATCCCGCTAATTTCAGCTGCTGAAGAAAAAGCAGCATTAGCTAGAGAACAAGGAGAAATAGCCTATAAACAAACTATAGGTGATACCGAAAGTAAGTTAAACCAGGTAACAGAAGAACGCAAGAGACTTTTAGAAGAAATAAGCATCGCCGCCGCATCTGGTGATCAAAACAGAGTTAAAGATCTTACCAAAGAAATAGGAGCAGTTAATGATTCCATTGCTGTAAATAAGAAAGCTTATGATAAAGCAAAAGTAAATGCTGATTTAGGTAAACAACAAGCTGAAAATCGGGCTAAAAACTATGAACAGGAAGCTAAAGATCTTAGTAAACAAAGTAGTCTATACCAAGCTCAATCAAACCAGCTACAGGAAAGAAACCAACTTTTAGGTCAATCTATTAATGCAGGTAAGGGATTAGCCGAAACTATAAAACAGATCAACGAAGCCACCCCAGCATTTATAGAAGCATTCGAAAAATTTGGAGATATTGCAAGTAATATACCGATTATAGGAAGTGCTATCAACCTAGTTACTGGTGAGATTAGTAAAGCATCTAAGATGTTTAAAGAACTTAAGGCAGAAGGTAAGAGCTCTATTGGTGCAATAATGGAAGCAGCTAAAGGATTTACTTTTGCTACTTTAATCGCTTCTTTAGGTGCGTTTGTTAAAATGGCTATCGATGGAGCTAAAACAACATCTTCTGCTATAGTAACACTTAATAAAAGTGTTGCTGGGAGTATGGTTGATATGTCTGCCCAAATGGGTAAAACAGCTGCCGCCGCCGCTAAATATAAAGTACCATTAGAAGAAGCCGCTTCAACTATTGCGGGTATTAATGATGCTTTAGGAATGCAGCTTGACTATACTACAGAAACTACGCAACAAGCAATTAAGTTAACTAATAAGTATGGACTAGGAGTAGATACTACAGCTAAACTTGTTAAACTATCAGCTGCTAATAGAGATACAGTGACTGAGACAGTAGACGCTGTTACAGCAGGAGTAGCTCAGTTCAATGCTATGAATGGTGTATCGATTAGCACTAAAGCTATATTTGAAGATATTGCAAGTGCTTCAGCTACTACATTAAACGGGATAGGAAAACAACCAGGAGCAATAGCAGCAGCCGCTGCAGCAGCTAGGTCGTTAGGAATGTCCATGGAAGATATTCGAGCAGCATCAGAATCAACTACTGATATGCAAAAAAGTTTAACTGATGAAATGACTACTGAGATGATGCTCGGTAAACAGTTAAACTTAAATAAATTAAGAGAAGCAGCTTTAACAGGAGACGTTGCAACACAAGCCGAAGAAATGAAAAGGCTTGTTATGGAAAACTCAGCTAGAATTGGTAATAATGTTCACTTACAAGAACAATTTGCTTCTACATTAGGTATCTCAAGAGACCAGTATAATGATATGCTGAAAACTCAAGATGCTATGTCTGTGTTAACTGGAAAATCTGGTGCAGCAGAAACAGCTAATGGGAAAGCTAGAAAAATGACTCAAGAAGAGATAGCAAAATCAATTGCCGATACAACTGGTAAGCTTACTAAATTAGGAGATAAGATTGCAAACTTTCAAGAACAAATGACTCTAGGTGCTTCTAGCTTTGCTAAAGGTATTATAAATGGATTCGACGGTGGATTCTTTGAGGGGATAAAAAATATTGGTTCTATGATTGGAGATGAGTTCGGTAAAATGACCGAAATGGGCTTCTCTAATTATATTAAAAGCGGTTCTAACGTAGGTAAATTACTTGGTGTATTAGGAGTAGGTGGAGCTGGAGTTCTTACGTTAAAAGCAGCCTCCGGTTTAGGTAAATCACTTTTTGGCGGGTTTAAGTTATTTGGAAAAGCAGATGGTTCTAGCCCTAGTAAAGGGCTATGGATAAGATCTGTAGGAGACAAAGCAACAGGTATCTTAAATAAACTCACAGGTAAAAAAGGAGACTTGGTTAAATCTGCTACTTCTCCAACTGGCTTTAGAGATGCTGCTGGTAAATTTGCTAAAGCACCTGCAGGCGGAGCCGCAGGAGGTGCTGGTGGAATGCTAGGTGGTATAGGAAAAGGAATTGGAGACTTTGCTAGTGGTATAGGAAAAGGTATAGAAGGGATTCTATCAGGATTAGCTAAAGGTATTTCAGCATTTGCTGCTCCTCAAGTTATCCCAGGTGGAATAGCTTTAGGAGTTGTTATCGCCGCAGTAAGTGCAGGAGTCGCTGCAGCATCTGCATTGATGGGAATGGCATTACCTACACTTGCAAAAGGGTTTGAAGCTATTCAGGAACTTGATGGAGATGCTCTTATAAAAGCTGGAAAAGGTATTGGTGCGGTCGGATTAGGGATGGCAGCAATGGGTGCTGGTAGCGTAATGGGTGGAGTAGGAGGATTAATTGGAGGTATAACTTCTCTATTCGGCGGACCTTCAATGTCTGATATGTTTAAAAAGGTTGAAGAGTTTGGTAAAAATTATGATTTCGATCCTGTTAAACTAGAAAATAATGCTAGAGGAGTAGCAGCTTATGCTTTAGGTATGGCTGCACTGGCCGGAGGACAAGCAGCTAGTAGTCTCGGCTCTTTAGCAAGTATGGGTGGTAACTTAGCTGATGGATTAGTATCGATGTTCGGTGGTACTTTACCGCTAGATAAAGTAAAAAAATTCGGAGAATATAATTTCGACCCAAAAAGAACAGGAAACAACGCAAAAGCAGTTGCTAACTATGCTTTAGGTATGGCTGCACTAGCAGGCGGATCAGCAGCAAGCTTTGTAGGATCTTTAGCTAATATTGGTAGTAGTTTAGCAGACGGGCTAGTATCGATGTTCGGTGGTACCTTACCATTAGACAAAGTAAAAAACTTCGAATCATATGACTTCGATGCAGAAAAGATAGGTAATAACTCTAAGGCTATAGCATCTTATGCTTTAGGTATGGCAGCACTCGCTGGATCGCAAGCTGCTAGTTTCTTAGGTTCTCTTGGTAACATGGGAGCTCAACTTGTTGATGGACTAGTTAAAACTTTTGGAGGAAGCACAGGAATACCTTACGATAAAATAAAAGATTTAGAAAAAGCTAATCTTGACGGCGCTAAAATTAAAACTAATGCAGAAGCTTTAGGTGCTTATGCTTCAGCTATGGCTACTCTTGCAGGTTCTAATGCAGGTTCATTTTTAGGTTCGTTAGGAAATATAGGATCTCAATTAGTTGATGGGCTTGTTAATATGTTTGGAGGGGATACAGGTATCCCTTACGACGAAATGAATGAATTTGGTAAAGCAGATTTAGATACCAAAGGTATAATTAAGAATGCTGGAGCGTTAAAGGCCTTTGGAGAAGCAATGTCAGGATTAGAAAACTTTGACGATTTTGCTGACGATTTAGACGACGGTATAGGAGACTTATCTTCCAGTATTAAACGTATAAATAAATTAAAAGACCCTGATATGGCCAAATTGACCAGCGTTAGATCGATGGTTAAAATGGTAAAAGATATAGCATCTATCGACCTCTCAAATGTAGATACTACTTTAGATAGATTAGATAGATTCTCTGAAGTTTTAGGAGGTGGTGTTTTAAAAGTCGATTTAGAGGCTGTAACAACTATAGAGACGGAAATGCAAGAGCTAAAAGGAGTTATTAATACAACCTCTAGAAATGAAATTGCAGAATTAAAAAATCAGAACTCTATAATGGAAAAAAGCCACCAAAAAGAGCTAACAGAACTTAGAAACCAAACTGCCTTACTTTTCGAATATATTACTAAACCTCAGAAGAGTATAATTAAAATGAATACATTCAAAGTAGGTCAATCATTAACAAAAGTATAATCTATTTATAATCATATAACAACTTAAAACAATAATTATGGCATTAATTGATTCACTATCTTCAACGACTTTAGGATTAGGAGGAGCACAACCACCATTGAGAGATGGAGCATCTGCTGATACTACTAAAGTACATGTTGACGGACAAACTCAAAAAGCAGATCACTCTACTTTAGATTTAGATGGAGCACAACAACCTAAGTATTTAGATAACCCTCCAAAATAATATGGCTTTAGTAGATCTTAAAACAGATCTAAAGTCTTTGAAATTTGAAAGCGGCCTTAATAGGAAACCGCTTGTAGTAAAGGATATAGATCAGGAAGGAGGCCGTAACTCAGGCTTAGCTGTACAAGGTATACTCGCTGCAAAGCGATTAGACGATACTATTCGTATGGCTAAACTAGTTATTGCCAAACCTGGTATAACCCATGTTGTAAAACAAGCTTTAGGAGGATTCATTAGCGCAGTAGATAAAAAACAACTCTACTCTGGTACTGCTTCCTTAGGAAAAGAGCTTCTTGATGAGGGTAAAGATATACTCCTTACTGCTTTAACTAATATAGGACAAACTCCTTTAAATGGATTAGGACTTCATTTATACAAAGGTAGTAAAGAATTTGGAGGAGAAGATGCCCGAAGCTACATTAAACGAAATTTCAATAAAGCTTATTCAGATGGTGCTGGAAAACGAATAATTCAAACCGGCCACTCTAATCAACATACTTCAGGTATAAAAAAGAGTAAAAAGTTACCTTTATCTAGTATTGGTGATATGGCTAAATACGGTAGAATAGACTATACCGGTGAAATTGCAAACAGTGTAAATACAGCAGATCCAATTAACTCTCGTGTAATAAGCAGAGGAGATTCAGTACCTTCAGTATTTGATGACCAAATGGATATGATACCTTTTGGATTTTCTGTATATGATCAAGTTACTCCTATAAACTTTAGATTTAGAGCTTTCCTAGATTCTTTTTCTGATAATTTTACAGGCAATTGGAATAGTAACAAATACTTAGGTAATCCTCAGAACTTCAGAACATATGAAGGGTTTGATAGACAGTTAAGTATGACATTTAAAGTAGCTGCTTTAACCAGACAAGAGATAATACCGTTATACAGAAAATTAAATTTATTAGCATCTACAACAGCTCCTAATTATTCTGATGATGGATTATTTATGAGAGGTACTTGGTGTAAAATTACAGTTGGGGATTACCTTAAACAAACTCCTTGTACTATATCATCAGTAGGGTTTAGTTGGCAGCAAGATTACCCTTGGGAGATTAAACAAGATAAAGGTGAAGACGATGTAATGATTGTTCCTCACGTATTAGATGTAAATCTAGCTGCTACGTTAGAACATGACTTTATACCTCAAGCTGGAGTAATTCCATTTATTGGGGATCATAGAAATAAAGACTTTATAGACTCAGAAGACGGTCAACCAGAAAAAGGACTAACAGGTGAAGTTGACTTTGGCGGTGGAGGAAGTACCTTTGGTGGATTTAGTCAATTCCTCTCCTAAATTATAATTAATGAATAGGTACTCAACGATAGAAGAAGTAAAAACATCTGAAGGTAGAAGATATCTGCAGAGTAATATCTACCCAGATATACCCGAAACTGCTGATGACATATATGTTATGACAACAGTTGGGGATAGGTATGATACGTTAGCTCATGCGTTTTATAGAGATTCTAGCTTGTGGTGGATTATTGCTTCTGCAAATCCACAAAATAAATCAGATTCTTTAGTTCCAGAGCCAGGAGTACAATTAAGAATACCTGCAAATCAAAATGAGATTATATCGAAATATGAGGAGTTAAACAGAAAAAGGTAAGTTATGTCAGATACAGTATTTAATAAAGTTCCTATAACTGGATTATCGCCTGTAGACGCTTCTGTTAGAGAACAGCTAAAAGTAAGATCAGAACTTTTTAGTAAATCATATAGCGATCCAGACTTCACCCAACATTATATTAATAGTAACTACGCTTTTTTAAGAGTATCTTCTGGAATCGAAATTGAAGGTAAACCAGAAGAGAGTAAAAAGTATCAGCTATTAGGAGGTACATTATTTAACGGAAATAAAGCAAGAAGAGGTCTAAATTTTGAAGGTCAAAACTTTAATGATGACGCACAAGGTAATGCATATACTTTTGAAAAAGAAGGTATAGTACCTATGCCCGGTATTACTAGTTTTAACTTAGAGACAACCGGTAATAACGGATTACTGCGAATGGCTTCCCTTTCAATACAATGCCATTCAATAGAACAATTTAGCGCACTTGAAAAACTATATATGAGACCTGGTTTTAAGCTTTGCTTTGAATGGGGTCATTCAACTTATATAGATAAAAGTGGGAATAAAGTATACAGCCCTAAAACTTTATCTAATGATACTCTTTTTGGTAGTTCTAAAAATTTAATAGAAACCATAAAAGAAGAAGCCGGAAAATTAATATTTGATTCCCAACATAATTACGATTATATGGTTGGGACTATAATGAATTATGAATGGAGTTATGATAACGGAGTATATTCTATAGAAGTGCAAGCTCAAGGTGAAGGAGGACTATCAGCAGCTCAAGCTCGTATGTTTAAAGTAGGTACTGAATCTGATACTAACCCAGATGAAGAAGGCAAGAAAGAATTAGAATTTGATTCCGCTGATAAATTAGAGGGCTCTTTTACTACTATCCTAAAGACTATTACTGAAGCTGCAGGTAGAGGTAGACAGAGTGAAGATGCTATAACACCTATTAAAGTGGATCAGTCCAGAATAGATGATGCCTTAGAAAAAAGGAAAGTAAAAGAGTTTGTTGATGCTATATCTTCTGAATTAGGTAACGGTTTTAAATTAGAAGTATACAAACTAGATTTTAAAGCTAATAAAGATAAACAAAAATTTACTTATATTCCTTTTAAATTTATTATTGGATGTATCAATCACTTCTTCTTACCCAAATTTAAAGATGATCCAGCACCAGCTGGTAAATTTAATACAGATCCAGGTATAAACACTTACTTAACTTTTGAAGATCATTTTAGTACGGATCCTTTTATTTGCTTACTTCCTAATCAAAGCAGTTCTACTCCATTAGAGACCTCAGCATTGAAAGGAAATAGAGATAATGCAGAATTCAAAGGAGATTTGCTCGATATATGGGTTAATACACATCATGTATACGAAGTAGCAAAAGCTATTATGAAGGCTAAAAATAAACCTACTGTAGCTGTATTTATAGATTTACTATTATCTAAAATGCAGACTGCTATGGGAGGTATAAATGACTTCGGTCTATATAATGATTATTATGCCGACAAAGAATTAGGACCTTCAAGAATAAGAGATAAACAACTACCTACTGATGATTCTATCAAAGACCAAGAAACTGTAATAAAATCATTAGGTAAAGAGTCTTATGTAAACTCTTTATCGTTTAATACTAATATAGATCAATCTACACTTAATGCAATGACAACCCAAGCTGTTCTTTCAGGAACTGACGCTGCAAAGTCTCTGCACAGAGGTGTTTCCGCGTACAGTAAAGGACTAAAAGATAGATACGGTAAAGATAAAGAAACTGAAAACATAACTAATAGTACCGATAAACCTGAAGATCAAAAGAAATCAGTAGAACAAACATACAAACAGATATACGAAAAAAAGGTATATAATCAAGATTCTATTGATAAAATAAAATATGCAGCGAATGATGTTCAGTCTATAAGACTATCTGAGGTGTTAAATAAAGGAGGAAAGCATATAGGATTTGCTATTCCAGGTAATATTAACTTAACTATGAAAGGTATAGGAGGGATTAAAATGCTACAGTATTTTAGATTACCGTATGATAATTTACCTTCTTCTTATAAAGAAACTGAAGTAGTATTTATGACTACTAATATAAGCCATCAAATAGACGGTGGAGTATGGTTTACAGAAATACAAGCTCAAGTACAAATAATATAGATGTTTTTACCAAGATCAAAATATAAAGGACCTTTTACTGCAACCGGCGGTGAGCAAGAACTATTGGTTAAGTCTACCCTTAAACCGTATAGAGGTAAGTACATAGTAACATATAAAGGACAGTACTTTAGTGGTTCTACTCCTCAAGAAGCTAAAGATGAACTAATATTAAAATCTTCATACGAAGAGAAAGAAAAAAATAAAAATAATCATAAAGGCCCATCTGAGACTTTTATAGAACCAACCGAGTCAGATTATAAAAAAAGTACTTATACTAGATACTTTGCTAAAGATTTAAGGAGTTTAAAAATCATAGAAATCACAAAACCTGAATTTATTAGAGTAGGTAAACTACCTGCTCATTCAGTAGTTAGTTTAGATTGGTATTTAAAAGGACCTGCAGAAAATACTAAATATAGAGGTTATATGTATTATGGAGCTAAATCACGTAATGCAAAAGCAGTTCTTGAAGCTGAAAAAACTATTGATGGATTAAGTAATTACCTGAAAGATTTAGGACAATTTGTTAAGTAAAAGTTGCCTAATAAATTTATTTTAACTATATTACTGTATACTAAAGGTTATACATAAGTGTTTTATATAGTAGAAGAAGAAAATAAGTTACAGTCATTAGAGAATCTAGTTAGATTAGGTTGTTACGTAAATGTAGTAACTACTAATGATTTATACCATAAGAAACTTACCTCTACTATAGCAGTCTATATCAGACTCTTAAATTCCAATCACGGATACATAATACCTATTAATCATCCAGAAGGACTTAACGTAGATAAAGAACGGGTCTACCAACTTCTTTTGAAAGCTAAAACACTATATACACTTAATAAGAAAGACCTGCTCTATCACTTTAATCTGCAGGAAGCTATAGATATCTCTTTATTATACTGCATGACGAAATACGATAGATTAGAGTACACTAAAGAAGATAGTACATTAAATTACTTTTATAATAAATTTCAAGCTCATAAAAATATAAATCAATTAATTCCAATTGCTAAGTTATATGAAGCTAATGAAAGTATTTATAAGCAAATAATAGNNATACCAGAAAGTTTTGATTTCTATAATAAAACTGCAACGAATGTCTTTTTCCTTTTAGAACAAGGAGGACTTGGTATTTATTACGATAACTTTAATGAATTGTTTAAACCTAGAAATCCTTTATACAATACAGAAAATAACTCAGTACTAACTTCATATAATTTATACAATGCTACTTC